CTGCATATTCGTTGATCAAGTAAAGTGGTGGAACTAAGTCGCCGCCCGATGTGTCGGTGCGGTTGATGTCGCGAAGTTCAACTGCAACTTCTGCTTGGTGACGGTTTAGACGTTCCCAAGCGGATGAATCGTTGCGAAGTGTTGAATTGATCATGTCGCGAACGAAGGAGTGTTCTCCACGCTTGTCGTATGTCATTTCTTCGCGGCCAATTACAGCGGAACCAAAAGCGCGAACGCCTTCTGCTGCTCTTGCTTCTTTTACTTCTGCAACACGAGCTTCAACGGCTTCGGCTGCGGTGATTTTGGCGTCAAGATCTGCGATCTCAGCCTGGCGAGCTTCTACTGCGTCAAGTGACTCAGCGGATGCGTCTCCAGCAAGTAACGCCTCTGCGTCAGCAACAGCGGTGCTGCGTGCTTCGCGTAGGTTGTCCAGCATGGACATAGTTATCTCCTAAAGGTTTGGATTGTGTTTTCTTGCATCCGTCGAGGCACAGTTGCGTCGAGGGAAATCTGTGGGTTATTTGGTGAACTTTTGCTTTAGTTCAAGAAGACGCTTGCGAAGTTCTAACGCTTCGCGCTCTGCATCTTCTTCGGTGCGAAGTCCAAGCGCGGTGTCGTTATACGCTGGCCAAGTTACTGCTGAAACTTCAAACAAGTTCAAGTCAGTAAGAGTTCGCAAGCCTTCTTCGCGTGTGCTTCCGCCTTGATTGACAGTGAAAGCAAACGACATCTTTGCAATGTCGCCGCGACTAATGGCGCTGAATAATTCTTGAGCCTTTGGATTGGCTGGATCAAGGTCGGCTTCCATGCGAAGGCCAATCTCATCTTCGGAAAGATTAAGAGTTCCGCCAGATGTTGACGCCAATGGAATTCCGTTGGTGTCGTGGTTGACGAGTAAATAAACCGGCTCGCCTGATTGCAAGGATCGCTTGAAGGCTCCTGGCGCGATTACTTCGCGAAAGGAAAGTCCAGTTGCTTCTTTGTTGAATTGCGCGGCATAACCACCAATTCGAAGTTCGCCATTGCCAGAATCTATTGCTCGAATTTCGGTGGACATTTCAAAGCGTTCAGCTGAAGCCATTCGAGACTTGCGAAGTTCCATGTCAATTTCCTCGGATCGTGGAGCAGGTAGGGAAGTGATCTTTGACAGCGCCTCGGCCTTATGAACAACGATTGTTTCGGTTGATTCAAAGCCATTGTCTTTTGGTTCATAGATTTGAATTTCAAATACTGGAACTTCGGCAGTTGCTTCCATTGCATAACCATCGCTAGAAGTGGCAGTTCCACTCTTTGCAATGCTGACAACTTTGCCCTGTGCTTTTCCACCTGATGAATTCCAAGATACGAATGAACCGACTTTGATTTCACTAGCAGAAGCGCGTTTAGAGATTTCATCGGCTGAATACATCGACATCTCTGGAATCATGTCAACAGGCATTTGATCCATGCTGACTTCTTCGTCTTCATCCTTAAGTCCAAGAGCTGCAATCGCATTTGAAAGAGCTGCGTCGGCTGCCTTGATTAAGTAATACGCCTGGCAGATGATTGGATCTAATGCTTCGTATGGCTCAAGCAAGTCTTGAGCTGCGTCCATAGCGGCGTCAGCTGCCATGATTGCATCTGGAATGACGTCAGTGTCAACGCCATAAAGTTCTTGCGGTTCTGCGGGAACGGTGTCTTGCATCATTCCTTGCTGGATCATGCTCTGGCCTTCCAATAATGCGGCTCTTGCCGATAGTTGTTCCCTGACTTTTGCCGACCAGGTGAATCCTGCATCGCCACCCCAAGCCGCCCAAGCCACACGTCCGGCGCTTGGATAGCCTTCATCTCCTGGATTGAATCCTTTTCCTTGCTTGTCAACTTCATGTCGAGCCAAGTAGGAATACATTCGCAAAATTGTGTCGGCAGATAAACCGTCGCCACGAGCCAATTGTGAAGCGCGTGATCTTCCAACGTCTGTGAATCCAGATCCAGCAAAGCCGTCGGCAATCCACTTCAAAGCTCTCTTGGCTTCGTCGCGAACTCCCTGCGGTGGTCTGAATGTTTCAGCCATAGGACTAAAGCACTCCCATAACTGGAGACGATGGGTCTATGTCTTCGCCAAGGGCTGGCAAAGCTCCGCCAGCAGTTACAGCGCCAGGCAATGCCTGATGGAATGCGTCTCCGCCTTCGTATGGCTCAAGGCCAACAGATTGGCGAGCCTCGTTTGGAGTGAGAATTCCATGAGCAATTCCAATTGAGTTCACCCGAGCGCGAGTGATGGAATCCGAGCGAAGAAGTGAGCCAACGTCAAAGACAACATCGGTTCCGTTTGGCAGAATCTTTGATAAGCCAATCTCAAGTCGGCGAAGCCAAGGTGTAATTGTGTGCATTAAGAAATTGACCGAGGCTTGTTCTACGTTTTGATAAGTCATGCCATCGCCAGTGACGCCCATGAGATAAGACGGGATTCGATAGACGCGAGCGATGTCGCGGACTAACTGCTCCCGAGTCTGGATCATTTGCTGATCGGCGGCTGATGTTGTTATTGGTGTGAACTTCATGCCTTCGGACAAAACTGCTGGACGTCGGTGACGTCGGTGTGTTGATTCCCAAGTTCCCTGGATGGTACGGGCCTGATCAAGAGTTAACTTCTGATCGGTAGACAAGACTCCCGATGGAGTTGCGCCTTCGCCGTAGAACTGCGACAAGTGGCGATCCATCGCTAGGGATAAGCCGACAAGGTTTCGCGACTGGATCAGTGGCGAGACTCCAACAAGTGATTGCGGTGGAGTGAACCAACGCAAGTGCAAAAGGTTTTGGGAATCCATCTCGTTTCCAAGATGCAAGTATGTTCGACCGGTAGCGTCGCCAGTTGGAAGAACCTGCATTTGGTAGGGATGCAGTGGCACTAAGCCAATGGCATTTCCAAGTCGATCGCGATCGATGTGAATGTAAGCGTTTCCATGAAGCACCATTGAAACCATGATCTGGTGAATGAACTCGAACTCATTAGTTCCAGATACGACATCGGGATTCTTCAAGATTTCTGGCGTCGGGTAATTGGTGCGAAGGCCATCTTGCATGACGTAACAACGAATCGGCATGGATGCAACGGTGTCGGCAAGAAGTGAAGTGGCATTCATTACCGATGAAATGCCAAGGGCAGTCCATTCATCAATTCTTTCGCCAGCACTTGAACTGACTTGGGTTTGACCGTACAGCTGAGAAAGTGGCGCGACGTAGTTGTTGAATTGGGGATACCGACCAACAACATCGCCGATTCCACGACGCAAGATGCTCATTACTTACCTGCCATCCAACCAAATCCGAGGCAGAAAATTCCGCCAATGATGCAAGCGGCAGCGGCTCCAATAGCCAAGCCAACGCCGATCGTGATCAAAATTGCTCCAGCAATTTCAACGGCGGTTGTGAGATTCTCACGCATCAAATTCCTCCATTGCCCAAGGGTCGAAAACCATTGGCAGTCCATTTCCCTGAGTTGCCCACCATGCAGCTCTTTCGAGTGCCATGACAGAAGCAACGGCCAAGTCAATTCGGCGCGTTGAGTTTCGAGTTTCTTTTGCCAAGCGAGAGCCGCGTTGATCTGTTTTCAAAGTGGCGTTGCTGACGTGACGTTCCAAACGAGGATCGCCGTCGTGTGTAAGTTTGTTATTCATTACGGCTTCATAGAAGCGCGTCGTTGCTGGCGTCATGCGAGAAGCATTCTGTGGAAATAGAACTACCGGCAGACCTTCGTCATCGAGGATCTGGAAAGTTCTTGCCCAGCGGTAAGCGTCGCAAGCAATCTCCTCGACTTGCCATTTCAGACAAGCGTTGCGGATTGATTCTTCAACGTCCATGACTGGCACTTGCCAATCGGCAGATTCGCCGTCTGGCTTCTCCCACATCTCGACGATGAAGACGTGTGGATTTTCCTCGCAGGTGACTCCAACGATTGCAGTGCAGTCGCCGTTGAAGGATCCATCGAAGCCAAGAACGATTGCTGTTCCATCTGGAACATCGCGCTTGTCGATGCAGTTGTCCCATGAACCGGCAGGAAGCCAGGTGTCGGAAGTTGAAACCCATTGATTGAGTCGCTTGGTTCGAAATTCAGATTCAGGAGTTCGGTTGATTACTGACTCAAAGTCGGCGGCGGCAACGATGTCATCGAAGCCAGGATTGGCTTCTCGCCAAGTTGCTGGGGATCGAAAGTCTGCTGCTGGATCCGATGCTTCCCACCAAGAGAAGAAGAAAGTTGGATCATCGACTTCGCCAGAGGCGACCTTCTTGCCGTATTCGTAAAGGCCATAACAGAGAGAATCTTTGCCGGACGAATCCGTCTTGACTCCTGCTGTTGTGATCCCAATCATCAAAGGTTGTTTTCTAGCTCCGGCAGCCAGACCCATGACGTCCCAGAGTTCGCGATTGGGTTGGGCGTGAACTTCATCGAATGCCACAAGAGTCGGGGATAAGCCTTCTTTTGTGAAACTCTCGGAACTTAAAGCCTTGTAGATCGTTCCGTTTTTCGGATTGTAGATCGTGTCTCGGTACGTCTGCAAGAAGTCAAGTTCGGGTTCAAGTCGAACCATCTCTTTGACGGTATTGAAAACAATCTTTGCTTGGTCGCGATCGGCGGCGCAAGAATACGCTTCGGATCCGCCTTGGCTAAAGACAAGATGTTCAAGAACGACCGAGGCAAGCCAAGCCGATTTCCCTTGTTTTCTTGGAAGTCCGATTAGAGCAACTCGATGCTTTAGATTTCCATTAGCTCCGACAGCAAACAGATCGCGCGTGAGCTTCTTTTGCCAGTCACGAAATTGAATCAACTCGCCAGCGTTGCCAGCAATGGAATCTTTTGTGATGTGACACAAGGCTTCCGAGAAAGCAATGATGTCGTTGCCACGCGATCGCTTGACGTCAGCTGGCGAGACTTTAGTCTGCCAGCGCGGTGGCGATGATTTCTTCTTAGTTTGTCTTTTGCCTGTTGGCGATGAGTTGGTCAAGAGCTGATACTCGTTTCACTTCTGCTACCCCTAGTCGAGATCGCGAAACTGGATCGAACCCGAGCGCTGCAAGTGCGTCGGCATACGACTTATTCAATGAGACAAGGACTCGGCCATCAACGGCTTCGAGAGTTGCTCGGTATTTTGCGCGAGCCATCGATAGATCATCGGCAACTCGGCAAGCGTGTTCAATTGCGCGGAAGTCTGAATCAGGTGAAAGCCAAGTGATGGCAGTTGACCAGGCATTTGCCCAAAGTTCTTTGCCACTCTCACCAAGGCCAGAAGGTTCGATCGGAATTTGATCGGCCATCGGCAAAGTTTGAACAACAGAAAGTTCAGCAAGTTTTCTTCCGCCGGAATCTGTGCCAGGCGTTCGTCCGGTTGCACGTTTAATTTCAGCAGGTTTCGGCGGTCTAGCCATAATCAAAAAAACCATTGCTTTCGGGGTTTGCTCATTTTGAGACTATGCGAAAAGAGGGGGCGAGGGGTCATGCGTGTATGGCGCTAGAAAAACCGATGTGGGCCTTGCTAGTTATTTGATTTTGCAGAGTTGCAAGATCGACAACACGATCGCAAGTTATCTTCGTCTAATCGCCTGGATGAGTCGATGCTTAACGCAATGACGTGATCAACTGTCGCATCTGTTCCGACAAGTTGTTTTTGGCACAAGTAACAAGTCCATTGATCGCGGTCAAGGATACGTCTGCGTATCCGTTGCCAGTCCGCGCCGTATCCGCGAGCAGTAGTTGGAGACTTAGCTGCATGAGTCGCAGCGCATCGATCACAACGGTTGGAATTTCGTACAGGTATTCCGCAATTCAAACATGAGTAAGTTGGCATCGCCTACTCCTCTGTGTCTGTCTCGCTTTCTTCTTCTTCGTCTTCATCTTCGAACTCGTCATCGATCTCACCGGTTAGGGAGTATGCCTCAACAGCTGCTTCGACAGTTCGCTTGAGTACGGATTCAATGGCGTCAAGTGTTGGCTTGGAAGTCTCGTCATCTACTTCAACGAATACGTCGCCGATGCTGACAGAGATTCTCATCGCGCCATCTCGTTTCTCGCATCAAGTAGTTCATCGATTATTGCCATGAAAGAATCTTTGTCTGGCTGAGATTGCAAAGTTTCACAAAGGAAAGTGAAGGCTTCTTTGATTTCTGAAATGGTAGTGGCGTCGTCAGCTAGAACTCTCATGTTGTTTCCCAAATGACGAAAGCCACCTTCGGAATGAAGATGGCTTGATCTGTTGTTATCTTGACACACTGAACGCGCACGTTCATCGTACCATGCCAGACGGACGTCTTGTCAAATCGCTTTCTTGATTTGTTCGACATGATGCAACCTGGCGACAAGGAACTCGCTCACGTTGTAAAGCTGGCCGCGCTTAGTGACTCGACCGGCGCGACATACGCGACGGACTTGCCGATCGCTAATGCCAACCCAGCGCCCAATCGATTCAGCGTCAAGCCAGACTTCGCGATCAGGATCGCTCATTGCAACGGCAACAAGTCTTGCAGGAGTCCACTGCGTTCCGCATCGCTTACAAAGCACAGGAGCAAGCAAGTCAGCGTCGTCAATTGCAAGCATGGCGTCGCAATAGCGCGACTCATTGTCTGGATGTGGTGATGGACAAGAGATCCTTCTAACAGGCTCGACGTTGCGTCTGGCGGCGTGTGTTCCCTTGGTGTGGATCGTTGCCATCTCTCTGGCGTATTCATCGACCCAGCCTTGCTCCAATGACCAATCCAAGTGAGCCAGGTGGAATTGGACAGTTGCAAAGACTTCATCGGGTTGGGGTTCAACTAATGCTGGCGGAGTGAGTCTGCGATCCTCGCGGATCACTTTCTCCCATTCCCACATGATCGGCAAGATGTCGTTGCCGGACGAGAAGTCAAGAGCTGCGACATTGATCCCAATGGTTGGCTCTCCGCTGTTGGTTCCATGTCCGCCTTGTTGTGCCTGGATGTATTTCTTGGATTCATCGCGCAAGAAGGTGATCTCGGTGATTCGGATGCGAAGTCTTGTCTCGCATCTTTGGCACAGAGTTCGATCATTGGCTGGCTTGTGGCAAATTGGACATTTCATCAGAATTGAACTTCCTCGGTGTAGACGTACTTGCCTCGGTCTGGGAAATACTCGGGATGGGTTGTTGTCTTTGGCGTGTGACATTTATGGCTGGCGAGAACTAGGGGAGATCGACCGGCAGATTGAGCGATCGCGACGGCTGATCTGTAAGTGGCAAAGAAGCTCGGACGCCATTTCCTGATCTCGTAGGTGTGACGTTTGTCGAGCCTTGCCAGCAGCTCTTGGCGCAAGTTCAGAAGCTCGATGTCAAGGACAGTTTTAACTCCATTGACATCCAATTTCCAGATCGGCGACTTACATTGTCCACAGGCTGGAAACTCATTATTTGATGCTTTGTTCTTCCCCATTAGTGTTTCCCTCTATAAGGGAGAGGGAAATACACTAAGAACAAATTGGGGAAATTGGGGAAATACGGTGAAATACTCTTATCCACAGGCTGACAACTCATTTTCAAACCCAAGTATCTTCGTTTACAGCGACCAAAAATGGCTTCACTTCGTTTACAAAGTAAGAAATGGAATTTTTGGAATTCTTCTTGAAATAA